AAATTAAACCAACCCAAATCGATCTGACAACAAACACAACCAAAACAATCTTTGCAATCAGATTCACTCAGGAAGATCACGCAAAGTCAACAAGGTATTCATTGTGAGCTCTCGCATAGAGATAAGCAATGGCTTCGGCAACTTGTGGACTGCTTGATCTGTGGACAGGAGGGGTCGTCGCTAACGACCCGTATGTAAGGTGCGAAGCGCGCACACTCGTGTGCCTTGAGACAGAGGAGGAGGCCGATATGATGGTTAGCCATCATGGACCAGGGAGCATTTTCTGGTCCGCGGACGGAAAGCTGACACAGACAGCTAAAAATCTGTACATAGCAGTGGAGCATGGGCTAGGATATGATCTTGCAGCAGAGACATTTGTTTGCAAGCAATGCCGGTCTAGCTGCCGCCGCTACAAATACTTCATCGATGAGCATGCAGCATGTGCCAAACTAGTTGAGGAAAGCTTGGCATACATCAAGCACGGGAACAAGACATTCGTGAAATGTGCATTCCCGATAATGCCAGCATATGCAACAAAAGCACAAGAAACCAAAGTACTTGAGTGGATGGAGGAAACTATGAAGTGCATACCTGCACATTGCTATAAGGCGGAAGAACCAATCCACATACATAACGCGAGATCTGGTGAGACAGAGGTACGCATCCGCGTCGCAGACGCACGTGTGGATTCGGTTGAGCATGAGCAGGAAAAGATCACGGTTCAGGCTCAGCAGAGCACGAACCCCATCCAAGCGCACAAGACTAGGGAAATTAAAATGCGCACTGAGAATATAATCAACTTAGTTGACAGTGTGACTAAGCTGTGTGCTAAGCATGGAAAGAAGTTAGAAATCGTGGATTCGAAGGGACACAAAAGGTATCCCAAAATTCCACTTAAGCACACGATGGGATACAGGAAATCAGAATGGGATCCCCACCATGACGTTCCAGAGCGATTCCGAAGTTTTGTGGAAACTTACAAAGAAGTTGCAGAACCGATATGCAGACTACGTGACGAGGAAATTGGCTACGGCTGGAGTGGCGTCGTGCTTACAGAGCAAGACTTACCAGGAAAGTATGCCCAACAATGTGTTGACGGACTATTTATAGTCTTAGGCAGGTGTGCCTGTGGGCAATTGCAGAATGCCTTAAAAGTAACGTGCGACCATGGACTGCGCTGGTATGGTGATTTGTGGATAAATGAGAATATTCCAAAGTATCACGCAAAATGCGATGGCGACTTTGAGGAATACTTTAGTGCGATACCAACCAAGATACGCAAAGTTCTGAAAGTCATCTTCGATATACACAACCGGTGCTGCAAGCAGTGTACGCAGGAGTGGCGTAGCAAAACACACAGGGAGCACATGAAACATCTGCGCGTGTCCCTGCGAAGATATTTAGAGGAGAATCCAGACACGGAGATAGCACTTTTCCGGGAATTCGTGCACGGTGAGAAGAATGATACGGAACCGAGTAGTAAGCAGTTGGGAGGCAAGCCTCTGCAACTGGTGGACGTTTGGCGCACGATGCAAAGCAATGTGAATATTCCAAATCGGAAAATTTACATGGGCATGTTTACGGACCCATTTGGAAACTTTGATTTCTTTCCAAACTCTTCAATGCCAATGTTGTTTCCGATGTATATGGAAGCAGTTACACATCGGTTGGTTGCGGACGGAACGGTGGAGACAAATTACAGGACAGTGGATAAGAAAGGAGAACTGGAAACGAGCATGGAAAGCTTATACCCAGCCTTTGATGGTCAATACTGGAACAAAGTCGCAAAAGCAGTTCATCGTGAGCAACCATTACACGAATGTGGTATGATGGTGAGTGGACGAAGGAAGATAATTTGCCACTGGGAGGGCGAAGTGCCACTCTATAATCCTGTTATACGAGCAACACCAAGTCAGTTATCATTCGGATTCGTGAGCAAGTTGCTATATGTAAATGACAAACAGGGAAGACACACGTACGTGCCCAAGAATGGATACTGCTATCTATATTTGTTTGCATGCGCGATGATATTCTGCACGGATAGCAACAGAGTTGACGTGGCAACATTCGTGATGCAAGCTTGCGAGAGATTAGGTCCTTGGCCAAAATTCAAGCAAGTGTTGTTTGAGCTGAATTGGATGGTCACATACTACGGCTGTTACGATGCAGTGGTGCCAACAATTCTAATCGACCATCTAAACAAAACAATGCATGTACCAAGTCCTTACGGAATTAAGCAATCAGGAATGCACATTCTCCGTGTGGATAACTTAAGATCACTTGTCGAGCTCGACTCGATGGGCGAAGGGCCTATGAGGGACTATGCCATCGGAGGTTTCAAAGAGACGATTAAAGGAATGGTAGCATGCGTTAAGAGCAGGCGGGAATTCATACGCAAATTAAACAATGATGGAGAATGGCTGGTTGATATGATGCTATCACCATCAACGCTGTTTGCATTAGGAGGCTTGCTCGAATTACATGGCATCATGCTAGAGGACGTTGGCGAAAGCATGGACAAGATGGCGGCACTATTAACGCTTAAGAGTAACGCGTTAAAGTTAGCACCGTACTGGGAGAGTGAGAAACGCGTGAGAGAGTACATGAATCGCATGGTTCAGATGAAATGTTCAATCAACTTAATAGTACCAACTGAACATATGCGGGCAGAAAAGATGGTTAACATCGATAACATCCTACGTGCATTGAGGGAGGAACAAACAATGATGGTAATTGATCGCGTAGACACAAAGCAAAAAATGCTCGTCGAGCAAGACTTATTGCGCGCAGAATGTGTTTACAACGAACTGTTCAGCTCCGTTGGTTATTTAAACTTTCATGGAACCGCATTTCGACTAACATATTCTGGTCTAGGAAGAAGGGTTGGCGAGACGCTCGAAAATTTAAGGAACAATTGGTTCACGCGCTGGATCCGCAATCCGATGAAGCCCGACGTCTCCAGCAGCAAGGCCTGGCTGAACGTGAAGAAACTTGGACAAGCATGCGGTATAACATACGCATGGGTGTGTCAGCAAATGCTTACAACAGTCTTGCAGATCGTTATCATAAGCCTGCTCACCGTGTTCGGATCATACGTGCTAAAGAAAGTGCTAAAAATGCTAAAATGGGAAAAACAACAGCAAGACAAGAAACTAGTTGAATACCAAGGAAAAGCTGAGGAGGCCTGGATTACAAAAGCACTAGCATTGATGTACTTAGTATCAACATTATTCTCAATGGACCTCAGCTCAGCTTTGTACTCAAATCTTGTTAAGTTTAGAACAATTTTTGACATCCTGCGCGCGAATGCACAGTATCAAGACGGTGTGTATGAAGCATTAGAGCGACAATTAGGAAATGTTCCAGCATTCCATGAAATAACCCTATATGACCATGAAGCAACAACGCAATCCTTCCCTATAGCGCTTAACACATTTGACAAATGGTATCACACGCGCATGCAATCAGGACAACAAGGGGTCGCTCCGCTAGATGGGAGACACACTGAATTACAAATGACAAAAGACACTGTGTGCAAAACTGCTAGTAGCATCATGGCTTCAAAGGAAAGAGAGTTTCTGATAATAGGGAGCGTCGGATGCGGTAAGTCAACATCATTCCCAGCCGAATTAGGCAAAAATGGCAGAGTCTTAATATGTGAACCAACCAGAGTTCTAGTGACAAATCTGCAAGATTCAATGATGGCCGTGAAAGGGTTTAATATCAGTGCTATGATGCGAAACTACAGGGTGATGACAGCTTCGAACATAACAGTCACCACATATGGGTACGCACTCCACTATTTGTACAACAACTCGCACAAGTTGGATGACTATGATTATATACTATTTGATGAAGTGCATCAGTCATCAGCTGAGATGTATGTACTATACAACTGGCTCTCAGACACAACATGGAATGGGAAGATTGTGAAGCTCACAGCAACAGCGAAAAATGTTAGTGGGGATATGAACACGAGGGAAGATTTGTGCATCAAAAACTGGCCACTTATGGACGTCAAAACATTCATGTACGAGCAAGGGAAAAGCACAGCACATGACGCTTGCCAGCTAGGGAAGGTTGTAATAGTCTTTCTAACATCATTCAGAGAGATAGACGAATCAGCTGAGATACTAAGCAAGACAGCAAAGATTGGTGTGATTAAAGCAGACAGCAGACATCTGCGGAACAAAACGAGCTTATCAGAAGACATTGATGCACTACCACATGAATTCAAGTATATTTTGGCAACTAATATACTACAAAATGGTGTCAACGTGGAAGCTGATGTTGTTGTCGATTTCGGCTATAAGATAGTGCCCAAAATAGACTGTGACAATCGGATGATAGCAACTGAGCGCCAATGCATTAATAAGGCTGACAGAGTTCAGAGACTAGGCCGTGTTGGCAGGATGAAAGCTGGATACGCCAGGAAAATTGGAAATGGAGTTGAGACTAGTTGCTTGCTAGATGAAGTTACAGCAACAGAAGCAGCTCTGCTAGCTTTTGGGCTTGGTGTGGCACCAGTGATGACCAACGTGGATATTCAAACCTTTGGCAAGGTTACAGCAGAGCAAGTGCGCACAGCTTCAAAATTTGAGAGTCAATTGTCGTATATGGTTTGGATGGTGAACAAAGACGGCACTATGGCAACGCATCTCTACGACCAGTTCAAAGCCTTATTGTTAACCCAAGGACACATGCAATTGAGCCCATACTATAGCTCATTGTTCAATGTGAATAACTTTCACACAATAGGGCGGTATGTGGACCTCGGGTATATGCGAACAGAAGCGGGTCACCAATACACTCTCCCATTCCACAACAGAGAAGTCAGTGATGAGTTTGCCGTGCGAATTGGCGAAGCGTTCAACAAATCCAAATTGCCGAATTCTGTGCGCATGAGGATACCTGCCGTGGATTACAAGGAAGTGTCGTTGAGGTTGCAGGCAACACCAGGAAATCTCGGAGCAGTTCTACAAACAGTGGAGAGCGCTTTGTGTGAGGAGAAGGAAAAACTAATGTATTTAACGGATGCGCTAGCCATGCAAAGAGAAACCTTTTGTAGCGTTCTTGCACCCAACTTGAATTTACCAGCGCGCCTCCAAACATCAATTGCGAGAATTCAGGACAATGTAAGTAAACTTGAAATAACGAAAAGGCAATTAGAAAAGGCCGTTGTAACATATGACCACGAGGAGCTGATGAAATTACTACACGAAAATCCAAGCATTGCGGCACACGTGTCATACCAAGCAGGACATAAGGCATTTGTCGAGGATATTATTTTAGAAAAGAGACAATACAAATGGATGCCCTATGTCGCAATTGGCACAGCCTGCGCTATAGCAATCACAACGTTTATAGCTCTTTACTATAGGCGGATGAAGGCTAGTGTCAAGTATGAAGGGAAAGCCGGCCGTATCAAAGATCAGAAGAGACAGGCAGGACGGGATGAGAAAATGCAAAGAGAAAGTGCGTACACATACTGCGACACGGGAGACTCATTATACGATGGCGTACAGGAGTGGAATAATAACTCACCCGACTGGTCTGAGCGGATTAGAAAGAAGACGCACCAGCACTCAATGCAGTTTGGGCAAGAAGCACCAGCAAGGACTAAGCGATCGAGTTACCAGTTCTGGCACTTCTATGGATTTGACCCAGCAATATACGATTCAGTGGAATTTCGAGACATAGCCTCAGGTTTCTCAGTGACACAGAAAGCGAATGCATACGACTTGGAAGAAGCCTTCAACCAAATCTATATGAACCGGCGCACAGATGATGATTGGGAAGGGCCATACCTACCAACTGACATAAGGGCAATATTCCGGAAGGGCGATGCCGTTCGAGAAGTCAGAATGGCACCGCACAAGCCAAATCAGGCAAACAAGAGAGGCCTGCCAGTAGGATATGCTGAGAAACGTGGTGAGTGGAGACAAGTGGAACCATCAGAAGAGAAACCAGCGAACTTTGAGAACGCATCGACATTTGAGGGGCCGCGCTCTTTTAAGCACATTCACCAAAACCAGGTTATGTTGGTGCATGGAACAAATAGTTTGTATGGGTTAATTGTAGGTAATATCCTATTCACTCCATACCATTTCACGCGCAGAATCGAGGACGGCGCTGAAGTGGAATCAAGGATGTTAACCCAGTTTGGCACTTTCAACCTTGGTAAAGTGACGAGCCGATCCGTGACCAAATTCACAATGATGGATCTAGTTGCGCTAACACTACCACCTTCATTCCAACCGAGGCGAAAATTGAAGTGCTTTAGGCTACCGGTTGAGGGTGAACGAGCCATTTTACTAGCCACGCGTTATGAGAAAGGTGATTGGGTCCTACAGACGTCAGCAGAAACACCCATCGTACCTTTTGGTGAACGTCATGATGCCATATGGAAGCACAAAATCTCAACAAGTGAAGGTGACTGCGGCAGTCTAATCGTGGCAGTTTCAGATCAGAAGATAGTTGGGTTCCACAATCTAGGAGGACTCGGTGAGAATTATTTCACACCAATCACCACGGAGGTCATGGATTTCTTGGCGGAAAAATCGGAGCTGCCACTCGTGCCATGGAAATTTTCGAAAGAGCAAGTGGATTTATGCGGCTTAATTGTGCAGAATGACAAAAGCACCTTCCCCTTCTCGAAAACCATCAGTGGGCTAGTTCACTGGCAGAGCTCAACCATGCTTAAATATTGTGGTGAAAATTTTAAAGCCCTAGGATACGCTCCAAACCATATGTCAAAGCGACACGTGGTAACAGGGAGGAGACCTGAATTCATCAGGTTCCTGGATACGAACCAGAAATGGCGAACAATAGTCGAGCCATTATCTGGGGAGTTTCAACCCTCCGTGTTAACCCGCGAAGCCTACTACAAGGATATGCTTAAATATAACAAAGATATCATGGTTGGAACTGTAATGGAAGAGAGCTTCGCGAAAGCAGTGGTGTCAACAATAGACATGTTGAGAATAGCAGGATTCGAACGAAATGGGTGTAAGGCCATATTCTCCAGTGGGAAGATATTCAACGACTTGAACTTGGATGCAGCAATGGGCGCTTTGTACACTGGAAAGAAACTGGCATACTTTAGCGAGCTAACAGATGAGGAAATAGACGACTTCTACATCAGTAGCGCTGCGAAGCTCTTGGGAAATGGACATGGTGTATGGTCGGGTTTACTAAAAGCTGAACTCAGGCCAAAAGCAAAGGTATCCCAAGGGAAGACGCGGACTTTCACTTCAGCACCTGTTGACATACTAATGGGGGCAAAAAGCGTTGTGGATGATTTTAATAAGTTGTTCTATTCCCGACACCTACGAGGACCTTGGACAGTAGGAATAAACAAATTTAATGGTGGGTGGAACTTACTCGCAGGGAGCCTCACTAAGCACGAGTGGTATATAGGTGCGGATGGGTCGCAGTTTGACAGTTCGATCACACCATTGCTCATGAATGCCATTCTCAATATACGGCAATACTTCATGGAGGATGACGAGGACGCAAACACTATGTTGGCCAACTTGTACACACAGATCATAAACACATGCATCCTCATTGAAGACGGCACCATAGTCCAGAAGTACAGAGGTAACAACAGTGGCCAACCTAGCACAGTCGTAGACAACACAATGTGCCTCATCATTGCAATGGAGTACTGTCGAGATAGGGTGTGGTCAGAGCACGGCGTGAATATGAGCATACTTTATGTGTGCAACGGAGACGACTTGTTAATAAATGCCAATGAGGAAGATAAAGAGATTATTCAGAAGTTCTTCTCTGGGTACATGAAAGAACTGGAATTGAATTACTCTTTTGATGAGGCGTACAAGTCAATAGAAGACGTGGAGTACATGTCACACAAATTCATGAAGAGGGAAAACATGTACATACCAAAACTCAAAAGAGAGCGGATAATAGCAATCCTGGAGTGGCAGCGAAGTAAAGAACCCAAAGCTATACAGAGTGCCATCATAGCAGCGTATGTGGAAGCTTTCGGGTATGACGACTTAAGCGCTATGATAGAAGAATTTGCTCAGACAGTCGCAGCAACTTGGACTGATTTCAAGCTACCAACTAAGCAGGAGGTAGAAGATTTGTATATAAGAGGAGTCCAAGTGGATTTGCAAGACGAGCTAAGAGAAGTGAATGCACAATACTGTGTGTTCGAAGCTGGTGTGGTTGATGAAGGAGATGAAGCTCTTAAAGCAGCTCTTGCCGATGAGGGTGCCAGGGATGGGAAAGGAACAGTCGACGCTAGCGGAGACGCTAAGTCGTCAGGGACCTCCAACCAAAAGGACCAAGAGCCAGAGATGAGAGATGAAGCGCCTGTGGTGGCTCAGGGACAACGTCCAAGAGGAAACTCTTTTGTGAGTAACCCCGTCAAGCCAACAGATGATGTGCCAGAGAAGTCCCCAGGGCTAGTCTTTCCAAAGCCGAAGCCGACGAGCAAAGCCATCTACGTACCAAGTCCTGTGCGAGCTTTGCTCCGGCCAGAATTTATTGGAAAAATGGTAGCCTACCAGCCAAAACGTGAGTTGGTTGAGAATAGATACGCTTCAATGGAACAATTAAGTGTGTGGATGAAAGAAGCGGCGGACGGACTTGGCGTGTCGGAAGATGTATTTGTCAATGCAATTCTTCCAGGATGGATTTTTCACTGTATCATAAACACAACAAGTCCGAGTAATGAAGCTCGAGGCACTTGGCGAGCCGTGAATAATGCAGGAACCCCTGACGAATCACAGGTCGAGTATCCTATAGCTCCTATGTATAAGGCAGCGAAGCCAACGCTCCGCGCTATAATGCGCAACTTTGGTGACGCAGCTAGAGTCATGATTCAGGAGAGCGTACGCATAGGGAGGCCCATCATCCCACGTGCGTTCGATAAGAGTGGTGTTTTAAGCATAGATAATATTATAGCATCTGTAGACTTTATAGTCCGTAACGAGCGTGATAATAGTACGTTTGTCCAGGTGCAGAATAATGTTGTTGTGAATAGGCTTAAGAACATCCAAAGCAGTCTGTTTGGACAGGCTAGCCTGGGTGCGGGTAGTAACGAAGATACATCACGACATGATGCTGATGATGTTCGGGAAAACACGCACAGCTTCAGGGGTGCAAACGCGTTTGCGTAGGTTCCTCGGAAGCACTTGATCTAGCACTACCGGATCAAGGCGTAGAAAACGCAGCTATACCCAATTGTTGAGTTGTTGAATGGCGTGCATTCCACTTAGGTGGCGTGTGTTTCAGTCAGCTTCTTTACTGTTGGAATGTGGCT